TCACAACTGATGATTCTGGATGATCAAGTTCTCCTAAAGCTCGCCTCTCTGTAACCTGATTTTCTAAATATTTTCCAACTTCTTTTAATAATACTTCTCTTGGATAAACTCGTCCATTTTGATTCTTGGATTCTGCTCTTTGTAATACACCCTTGACGACTAACTTACCATTGTTTTCACTAATAGATTCGTTAATCCTATCGGTTGAAACATCAAATGGTCTAACGTCTACTAATAATTGTTTATTCATTATCCCACATCTCCTAAGTATACAAAAGTTATATCACCCGCTACACCACCATTACTTGTCCAAGCAACTGGATTAATATCTAATCTAACTGGTCCTCCAGCAGCATTTTCAATTTTAGATCCACTTACATATGTAGAAAGACTTCCAGATACATAAGCAAAAGAATAATTACCAATAGTATTTACCAAAATATAATTAGGTCTATTAGTAATTATTGTAGGTGGTGGATTTACAGCTTTACCATAAGCATTTACTGATCTTGCCTTTGGTATTTGTTTTTTACTATTATTCGGGTCTGCTTGATACATTAACGTCCTCCCCAAGAGTTTCTTTTAATCCAAATATCTCGTAAGATATTAGATACTTCTTTTCTTATTTCTAATCTAATTTTTTCCATATCACTACTGCTGATACCTTCATCTACAAACTTATATCCAGTTTGTTTTTCAAGATTTTTCTTCTTCTTCTTACTGGTCTTTCCAAATGCATTAGGTGTCTCGAATCCATCAATACTTGCCGTTGAAGTCATTTCTTTTAACTTCTTTTTAAATAATCCATGAGTAAGTTCCCTTACTAACGAATTAAATTTTGTTGAGTTCTTTGTCAAGTTCATAATATCTCAACAATTGAACAACAGAATTGTCATCCGTTTGTTTTGATTCATTTAAACAAAATTTATCAACACAATTAATTGATTCTTGTAGTTTAATTTTTAATACCTTATCTTTAACTTTATTTACTTTTTTATTCAGTTTAGCTTTTAAAATAGGTATTTGATTTGCCACAAAAGAAGAAAAATTATTAGTATTTGAAATATTACTAATGTATTCTTTTAATACTTGCTTTTGAGCATCACTTAAATTAGTATATTTTTTATTAAATTTTTCTAACAAAGCTTTGTAAGATAAAATCCTTAAATCTTTATCTTTCATTTCTTCGTGTATAAAAGTATCAGTTTTTTTATTAGTTATTGTCGTGACGTTTTCTAAAATAATAAAATAACTTTCTGTCTTTTCATCAGCACTTAATTCACTCATCCCCTCAAACAATTTATAAGTAGAGGCATAAACTTTATAATTAGGTACACTTGAAGAAAATAATTTATTCACATCATAATGTTCTTTAATACTCTTTATGATATTGTATTTTTCTCTTCGTAATACAGAATTATTTAGTTTTTGTCTTTGTCTCAATACTTCGGACAAAAAGAAATCAGCTTTTTTATCTGATTTAAATTTTTTGGTTGTTATCAAATTATATAATGCCAATTCCTTTCCAATCTCGGTATGCTCATTAAATTGTTTTTTAATGATTTTGATTGCCGGGGAGTCTGTTTTCTTATTCAAAACGTCTACTGTTACCTGTCTCAATAGAAATTCAAATAAAAGTCCAGCATTTCTCAATTTACTATGTCTGAATTTACTCATAAATATTCCAATGTATTTTGATACAATTATTCATATATAAATATAATCTAATTTAGAATAAGTAAGTATTACTCTTCGATTATGTTATCTTCACTTAATAATGAAGAATCTTTTTTAGGAAATTTATTTTTCAATTGTGCCAAAATACCCTCACGAGCAACAGCAGTATGTGCTCTACTTGTAGCCAATGGAGATTTTCCTTTAAACTCACGTTTTCCGAAACTACGATGTCTTTTTTGGACTTTGCCATCATCTTCTCTTGGTTTATTTTTACCAAAATGAGTTTTTTCACTACCACCCCAATCACCAGGTCTTGCCATTTCGTCATCATCTTCCACTTCATCACCAACTGGTTGTTCTGCTGGATCCTGACCTTCAGTTTCGATTTGTTCTAATCTAAACTTCTGTTTTGTATCTTCAACTATATCTTTATAAACCTTAACTTTTTCATCATCAGACATATCAAATATATTATCATAAACCCACTTACGACTAAATAATTTAACATCCATCGCCTTTTCAGCAATCTCCAATTGTTGACTCATTAATTCAAGTTTTTCTTGTTCATGAATCATTGATGGATTTTGTAATTCTAAATCAAAATTAATTAATTCAGCATCAGTAAATCCTTGGCTATACAAGTGAACTATACCAATCTTAGTTAATTCGCTCACAATAATTTTTTGTAATCTCTCAATAGTACGAGCAAACCTAACATCTTCTGCAGCCAATGTGGCTTTACCACCACTTAATCCTTCTTCATAACCCAAGAAGGCTTTTGGAATCCTAAGACTTGCCATTAGTTTGTTTCTCAAGTATTCAATATCGTCAATTTGATCATTATTGGATAAGCCAGGTAAAGTTTCAATTTCTGTTCCTGAATCTCCTCCACGAATTGGTAAAAAATAATCTTCAGTTACACTTTCCATATTATATTTTAAATTATACTCTCCTGTTGCCTGATCAATAACAGGAATCTTCTTCATCTTATTGATAATTGATTGCATAAATTGTTCTACTTCTCTTGGTGGTATGTTTCCCACGTCAATCTTAAACACTCTTTTTTCCGGCGCTCTCATAATCCTATGAATCAACATAGCATCTTCCATAAGAGTTAATTGTTTAAAAATCTTACGACCCCCCTCTAACATAGACCTACCGTATGGTAAAAAATTAGTATCGGCCAATAATCTAAAATGTGCTATTTCATAATTCTCTAATATTTCTTTATGCTCAGTTTCGATTTCAAATTGAATCAATTGTGGATTCATTGGATCATGGTCTTCCATTCTTGTAACATCATAAGATGAAATAGGACTTACATTTACTACTCCATACTTATCAACAATATCTAATCGTAAATAAAAATCACCATACTTTGTCATATTACGAATCCAACTCCATAAATTAAATTCTACATTCATTATATCATAATATAGATTATGTAAAATTTTCTGAACTTTTACATTATCAGTTTGTACTGTTAATATTTCTCCCTCAATATTATCAACAGTAGATTCATCCGAGTAAATATCAAGAGCAGAAGCAATAATCGGGTCTTGATCCATTAATTCATAATCTCTGAATAAATCATGTTTCCTAACCTCATATGCAGCTCTTTGATTTTTGAATGCAGCATATGGATTACCATAAGTATTCTGAATTAATCGTTGATATCTATCTATAAAATTAGATGTTAAACTCGTCTGTGAAAAGTCTAAATCCTTGACGATTAATCTATCATCATCAGTTTTTCTAATAATAACATTAGATTGAAATAATCTACCTAATCTACTAAAAATATTATCTGCCATTTTTTACCCCAATAACCAAGTTAAATCTTCTTTTTCACCTCTTACTTCCATCTCCCAAGGATTGTCTTTAGGCCTGTCTGGTGTCATAATAGGTGTTCTTTCATTTAAATTTCCAATTGACTCTACTAAACTACTTTGTAATTCATTTCTCTCTGATTGGATTCTAATCGCCGTATCTCGTACCCATAATAATATAGAATACGACATTACTAAATCGTCATTATATCCACCAAGAGCTTCCATCTTTGAGTTCTTATATATAAATACAAAAAGTTCATCAATTAATCTCGTTGACTTCAACTTGACCATTTTCTCTCTTGTATATTCTTCCATTTTTGCTACAATCAATGGTTTTGTTTTCATAGTAGTAGTAAAGCCAGGAACTTTATTTCTATCAATACTTCTATATCGATTTGAGTGTTGTATTTCATCATCTACAAACATATGATTTTTTTCTTGATAAAATAAATTCTCATATCCTCTATCGATAATAGTCTGAAGTGTAGCCCAACCTATGTTGTTATTCTCCACTACCAATAAAGCATCGTTATATTTAGTAGCCAACTCTATAAGAAAATTACCAAATTCCGTTGTACCTAATTGTCCCTTGTATTCTGCTACTTGTTCCATTTCTTCTAAATCAAAAACTTGAGCTGCACTAAAATCAGTTCCATCTCCACGTGCTACGTCAGCACTTATTAAATAATTTTTTGAATAATCAGGATAATCCCATATCCAAAGATTTCTATCAAACCCACTTTTCTCCATAGGTTCACAACACATCTTTTCTTTATACCATTCCAAGATAGCGGGAT